TAGGAATCACGCGACTTTAGTCGTGGGAGGTTCAAATGTGATTATTAAGGTAATAACTTGATAATTGCTAAATAGAAGCGTGGTTTTATTTTAAATTTAAAAGGAGATGTTTACTATAGCAAGAGCAAGAAATTATAAAGATGATCCGAATTTCAAGAAACCGATATGTCCTTGTTGTGGTAAAACATATTCAAGGCAACAAGATTATTTTTTTAAGAATACACAAAGTCCATTATGGAAAGCAAACAATGGATTTATACCCATTTGCAAAGATTGTGTATTAAAAATGTATAATACATATAAATATGAATTAAATTCTTCAAGAGAAGCAATGAAAATTATTTGTGCTCGTTTTGATATGTATTATTCAGATGAAACTTTTGATAGTGCAACTAAATTGGGTAGTAATTTTTGTTCTTCATATTTTGCAAGGAAAAATGTGGGACAAAGTAAGAATAAAACATATATTAATAATGTAAAAGAAGAACTTGTAGATAAAGTAACATCTTTAGTAGATGCTGAAGATAAAAATGTTGATAGAGAATCAGTTGAATTTTGGGGAGCAGGATATAATTCAAAAGAATATAAAATATTAAATAATGAATACTCGAGTTGGGTTGTTAAAATTGGTGGAGAAGAAAAACTTGATAAATCATTAGAAACTGTTTTAAAACAAGTTTGTAAATTTGAAATTGATTTACAACGTGCAAGAGAAAAGAATGCAAAACCTACAGAAATTTCAGCTTTATCTAAATCATATCTTGATTGTCTTGCTTCTGCTGGATTGAAGCCAAGTCAAGAAGATAATACAAACATAGCAGAAAGTAATTCTTTAGGTTCTTTAATTGAAAAGTGGGAAGAAACAGAACCTGTCCCGAAACCGTCTAAAGAATTTGAAGATGTTGACGGTATTAAAAAGTACATTGATATTTGGTTTAAAGGGCATCTTGCAAAAATGTATGGTATTCAAAATGATACAGAACGAGAATATGAGGAAGAGATTAATAAATATAAAGTACAATCCCCTGAAGATGATAATATATGAAAAATACTATAATAAATAATCAAGTACAATCTAAAATGAATAATTTAATTCAATGGGTTAGTTATTATAGAGCTAATATACATAGATTTGTAGAAGATTATTTTAACATTAAATTAAAATTATTTCAAAAAATCATTATTAAAATGATGGATTGCAATATGTTTTTTCTTTTTTGGGCAGCACGTGGTATTGGTAAAACGTTTTTAATTGCAGTTTATTGTTGTGCAAGATGTATCTTATATCCGAGAACTCATATTGTAGTAGCAAGTGGTAGTAGAGATCAAGCGAATTTAGTAATAGATAAAATAATTAATGAAATTAAAAATATTAAAGGATGTTATTTATTAAGAGAAATTGCAGATTGGAAATTAAGCCCATCTGAATCTTATGTTAAATTTCATAATGGTTCATTTATAGAAGTATGTACGTCTAATGATCATGCTCGTGGACATAGATGTCAAATTTTGGTAGTTGATGAATTTAGACTTGTTGATAAAGATTTAATTCAGGATGTTTTGCAACCATTTTTAGCAGTTCCTCGTCAACCTGCTTTTTTGGAAACAGAAAAATATAGAAACCAAAAAGAAAAATATCTTGAAAGTAATAAAGAAATATATATGTCAAGCGCATATTATAAAGCACATTGGAGTTATGATTTTGGTAAAATGTATCTTAATTCTTTTTTACATGGTAGAGATTATTTTATTTGTGGACTTCCTTATCAACTTGCACTTGAAGAAGGATTGACAGACAAAAAACAGATTATGAATAAAATGCAAGAAGAAGGTTTTTCTCCTACAAAATGGGCAATGGAAAGAGAATGTATATTTTTTGGAGAAAGTGATTCTGCATTTTTTAATTATAATGATTTAGATCGTATGCGTATTTTAGAAGTGCCAATTTACACACAAGATGTATATAATTGTCTTAATGTTAGTGATAGGAAATATAAATATCCACTTAAAAAGGCGGGAGAAATTCGTGTATTAACAGTAGATATTGCAACTATGGGTGGTAAGGCAAACGATGCTACTGCTATTTTTATGATTCAATGTGAACCGATTGGTAAAGATCAGTTTAGACAATATCGTAGGAATGTTTTATATGCCAACACATATGAAGGTGGAAATACAGCTATTCAGGCATTACAAATTCGTAGATTATATGAAGAATTAGAATGTGATTATCTTGTTATTGATGCCAATGGAAATGGTATTGGTGTATATGATTTATTAGTTCGTGATATTTTAGATAAAGAAAGATTATTAACTTATAATGCATTATCTTGTATAAACAGTGAAGTAATGGCTGAACGTGGAGCAAGTAATATTGTTGATTATAACGCTCCGAAAGTTATTTATGCAGTTAAGGCAAACGCACAATTTAATAGTGATTGTGCAACTATGCTTAGAGATGATTTTAAACAAGGAAAGATTCGTTTACTTTTAAATGATGAAGATGGTGAACGTTTATTAAAATCTCATAAATGGTTTTATGATTTAGATTCTAAAATGCAAACAAAATTATTATTGCCTTATGTTCATACCCATTTATTAATAGATGAGATGGTGAACCTTGAAAGTGATATTAAAGATAATAATGTTAGATTAAAAGAGCAACCAACAAAAAGAAAAGATAGATATTCTGCAATTTCCTATGGAAATTATTTTATTAAGTTACTTGAAAGGAAATTAGTAAGGCCACAACATAATTATTCCAATATTTCTTTTAAATTTCGTCGTCCACAGATTATGACAATGTAAATTATATTTTTTTAAGTGAAAGAAGGCGATTTAATATTGTCAGAAAAAGAACAAAATAAAGCTACTTCATCTCCCCCACTTACAAAGGAACAAATATATCAAAAGAATCTTGAAAGAATTAGCAGATTAAATTTTGCACGACTTTCAAAAACTATTGTGCAAGATTTGGTTAATAATCGTAAAGAAAGTGTTTTGTTCACAAAGTATCCCAAAGAAAAAGTGGTTGAATTTTTATCTAAACCACAGCAATGTGAAAAACAAATTAGAGATATGAGTATTTTTCTTTATGTTAATTCAAGTCAATATCGCCGTTTATGTAATTATTTTAGCAAATTGCCTACATTTAATTATTATATTGCTCCTTATAATTTACCTAAAAATTATAATAAAAATTCATTTCTTGTAAATTATCAAAAAGTAGTAAGTTTACTCGAAAAATTTAATTTTAAATCCCAATTAGTTAAAATTTTTAATATATGTTTTTATCAAGATATTTTTTGTGGATTATATTTTGAAACACAAGATTCTTTTGATATTGTTCCAATGAATCCTGATTATTGTAAAATTACATCTAAAGAAGATGGATGTTTAGTATATAGTCTTGACTTTGATTATTTTAATACACGACAATATCTTCTTGATTCATATGGAACTACAATAAAACAGATGTATTATGCTTATACAGGTTATCAAGAAATTGTAAATGGTAAAAAAGGTAAAAAAATTAAAGGTAATTCTAAATTAAGATGGCAAGAACCACCTAATCAAATTTGTATTAAAGTTAATGAAGATCAATTGTTATATTCTTTTCCACCTTTTGCAGCTATTTTCCCTGATATATTAAATCTTGAAGATTATAAATTAATTACTAAAACAGGTGAAATTTTAGACCATTATAAGATTATTGCATTACAGATTCCAGTTAATGATAATGGTGAATTTACATTAGATAGTGATATATGTGATAAATATTATAATCAAGTTTGTGCGAATGTCAATTCTCAAGTTGGAGTAATTCAAACACCTATGAAAATGGATTCTGTAAGTTTTCAAAATACGACTACAAAAGAAAATAATGCTGTACAAAATGCAGAAAAGGAATTATTTACATCTGCTGGCTCATCCATTAATTTATTTGGTGGTGAAAATACATCAAGTTCAAGTTTGGCATTATCAATTAAAAATGATCAGTCTATTTCTTTTGCATTACTTCGTCAAGTTGAAAATTGGGTAAATAAATATATTAAAAAAATGAATTTACCATATGATTTTAAAGTACGTTTTTTAAATCAAAGTATTTATGATGAAGATGATGTTTGTAAACGTTATCAAGGGGCGGCAACATATGGTGTAAGCGGAGCAAGGTCTTTATATGCTGCTTCGTTAGGATTAAGTCCTTCTGATGTCATGAATATGAGTAGTCTTGAAGATAATTTAGGATTTGCGGCAGATTGGATACCTATGCAATCATCTAACACTATGAGTTCATCTAATGATTTAGGTGGAAGACCAACTAATCAAAGTAAGGGCAAACAATTAACAGAAGCAGGACAACAAACGCAAGATACAGATCAAAATGATAATCGTTAATAAGGTGGTATTTTTATGAATCTTATTAAAATATTAAATTCTGATATTGCTAATAAATTAGTAATGTTGGGTTTTAAATATACTAAAGAGAAAATAGGAGATAAAACTTGTTATGTTTTTATTCAAACAAATGATTTAATGAATAAATTAAATACAAGTTTTTCTAAGAATGATTTTTTCATTGATAAAACTATGAATTTTTGATTTATTAATGAGAAAGGTGGTGAAAAATGAATAAAATCTTAACTTTAAATTATATTGTAAAACCAATTAAATTTGAAAAAATAAATGATGAATTTACAAAATGTCATTGTTATATTATGGCACTTGGTAAAAATAGAAATTTTTCATATTTTACCAAAGATGCTGTACAAAATGCAATTCCTACTTTGTTTAATATTCCTGTTGTGGCGCATATAAAAACAAAAGCAGATGGTACTCCTTATACTGGAGCACATGATAGGCAACTTATTATAGATGATGATGGAGTACAACTTGTAGATCAAACAGTTCCATTTGGATTAGTGCCAGAGAGTTCTAATCCTGTTTTTGAAGATGTAACAGAATCTGATGGTACAATAGCGACTTATCTTACAGCAGATATTATTTTGTGGAGTGGACGTTATTCAATTATGGATGCAAAGTCAGATGATCCGTCTACATATTTTAATCAGAGTATGGAAATTACAATTAATACTTATGAACCTTTAGCGGAAGATAATAATTATACAAATATTACTGATTTTACTTTTTCAGCTTTATGTTTATTAGGTAGAGATACAGAAAATCCAGATTATAATTCTGAACCTTGTTTTCCATCAGCAAGAGTTACACCTATGCAATATAATTTGAATGATAATTTCAAAAAAGAATTTTCATTAATGATGAATGAATTCAAAAAAATATCTGTAAAGGATGGTGGTAAAGGATTGGCTGAAAATAATAATATGCAAGAATTTTCTGTTGGAGACAAGCTTGGAACAGAAGATAAAATTGATATTGATAATACTAAAGATTCTGCTAAAAACTCTGATAGTTGGAAAAATCCCGGCGCGACTTTTCTAAACAAATGTCTTAAAGCAAGTAATCATGAGGCTCTTGTAAAAGAAGCATATGCTGTAATTCCAGAGGATGTTTCTGGAGATATTTCAATTAATGATGTTGGATATCCTCATCATGACATTGTGGATGGAAAAATGGTAGTTGATGTTGCAGGTGTTGAGGCAGCATATAAACGTGCAATGCAACAGAAATTAACAGGTGCTCCTATGGATCATATTAATAAGCACAGAAAGGAGTTAGGAATGGATAAAGAAAAAAATCAACTTAATAAGCCTGAGAATGAAGTAGAACAGAATGCTGAAGAGCAGAACAAACCTTCCGAATTTGAAAACAAAAATAAGGAAGTGGAGAACACTATTGATTACAAGGCTGAATATGAAAAAGTAAAAGGAAATTACACGAAGTTACAGACAGAATTCGACGAATATAAGAAAAATTATAGCACACCTGAAAAAGATGTTGAGGAACTTCGTACATACAAAGCAGACAAACTTGCGTCTGAACATCAGGCACAGATTGATGCTATTTTTGCAAAGAGCGATTTTGAATCACTAAAAGACAATAAGGAATTCACTGATTTTAAGGCTAATGTTGGTAACACAACACTTGAAGATATTGAAAACAAATGCTATGCAATTCTTGGTAAAGTTATTGTAAAGTCAAAAGCAAACTTTAGTGTAAAAAAGCCTGAAATTAAAGCGCCTGTTGTTGTTAAAGTTGATACTACTCCTGCTCCAGAAGACCCATATGGTGGTCTATTCTCAGAATATAAAGATAAATAATAATTATTAAAATGATTTTGTTGGATAAATACCAACCCTTCATTTGTCTTAGGAGATGAATGATGTGATACCAGACCAAATGATATTAATTAAAATAAGTAATCATAATAGAAGTAAATATCTAAAATTAGGATATGATAAAGCAAAAGATAATGAATATATAAATGTTAATATTAAAGATTTATCAAAATATTCCAAATATCAAATAAGAATAATATGTGATTATTGTGGATATGAATATTTTAATTCATATAAAGCGATTACAAAATGTAGAGAAAATTCTTTAATCCACAAAGATAGCTGTAAAAAATGTAAATCGCTTAAATGTAAAGAAACATTGAAATTAAAATATGGTGTAGAAAATGCTGGACAAATTAAAAACGGACACATAAAAAGAAAACAAACTAATTTACTGAAATACGGAGTAGAAAGTCCAGTACAAAATAATAATATTAAGAAGAAAATGGAGCAAACTTGTTTAGAACGATATGGTGTTGAAAATGCAATGAAATCTAAAAAGATACAAGAAAAGCAAAAGAATACAATAATAAAAAAATACGGTGTACCATATGCATTGCGTTCTGATCTTTGTAAACAAAATTATATTCAAACATGTCTAAACAAGTATGGTGTAAAAAATCCACAACAACTGAAAAGTGTTAAAGAGAAAAAGAAAATTACGAATCTTGCTAAATTTGGAACGGAATATGCATCTCAATCTCAAGTAATTAAAGAAAAAGTGATGAATACTGTCAAAGAAAGATATGGTGTAGAAAATCCGTTTCAGTCTGAAGAAATTAAAGAAAAAATACAAAATACTTTAATGGAGAGATATGGTGTTTTACATCCATTATGTTGTGAAAAATTCAAAAAGAAGAGTGCTAATACATGTTTCAAACATTATGGTGTAAATAGTCCATTAAAAAGTAAAGAGATTCGTAATAAAATTGCTAATACATATTATTTATCAGGAAATGTTCATACATCATCACAACAATTATCTGTTTTTAATATGATTAAGGATTTGGGTTATAATGCAGTTTTAAATTATCCAGAATTGTCTTTTAATTTAGATATTGCAGTTTTTATTGATAATTATAAAATTGATATTGAATACGATGGCTGGTATTGGCATCAAAATATTTCTAAAGATATAGCTCGAAATCATGTATTGTTCAAATATGGATGGAACATTATAAGAATTTTAAGTAATAGGTTGCTTCCTGAAAAAGAACAAATTCAGGAAGCAATTAATAATGTTTTAGTTAAAAATAAACAAATCCAATTAATTCAATTAGACGATTGGAAAAATAATGAAACGAAAGACGAGGTAATATAAAATGAGTAATCATGCAATTGTGCGTTTGGATAATTGTGCGGCAGTTTATAATGGTGCCATGATCAAATCTGTAAAATACTATGTGAGCGATACCGCAACTGCTCTGGATAATGGTAATGTTGTTACACTTTCTGGTCTTATGGCAGGAGAACGTGAAATTTATAAAGCTGTCGCTCCTACTGCTACTTCTAAAATTCTTCTTACTTGTGGCGTTGAACTTATGTACGATGAATCTACCTATCACGGTCTTGAAGATTATCAGAATGAAGCTGGTAAACCGTTTAGGGCAATTGCTCTTCAGACAGGAGATACGTTTTCTGTAACTGCTGAAGCTTTTAGTGGAACTCCGGCAAAGGGTTCTTATGTTACTGTTGGTACAACTACTCAGATGGTTGTTAAAACTACTGTAACTACAGAACAGGTGATTGGTACCATTGTTGATGTAGATACTGTTGGTACTAATACTTATTACGTTATTAACGTAGCTTAATTAATATTTTAAAAGGAAAGGTGGTCATATAAATGGCTAATAATAATGATGTCGTAAAATTGGCAATTGATTCCTATAAAGGCAAAGTTGCAGGTAATTTTTCTCAGTCTGATTCCATGGAAGTGCTTCGTAAGGCACTTGTGAGTGCAAATAATGGTTCTACGAAACTTGATTATAAATCTATTCGTGATGGTAAGTGCAATGGATTGTTTTCTATTGTTGAAGAAATTATTCAGAAGGTAGTTGTTGAAGGTCTTACTGGTGATGAATTCTTCATGCAGATGGTGGATTATCGTAATCTTGCACTCGGTGATGAAAATGAATTTGTTGTTCCTGATAATTCTCTGTTTACTGTTTCTGACATTGCAGAAGGTACGCAGGGTATTCGCCGTCAGAGACTCAATGGTGCAACGACCGTAAGAATCAATACTCAGCTTAAAGCTATTAAGATTTATGAGGAACTTAATAGGGTTCTTGCTGGTCGTATTGATTTTAATGATTTTATTGCTCGTGTAAGTAAATCTTTTGCAAACAAGACTAAGGAAGATATTTATACTGCGTTTAAGGGTTCATTTAGTTCTCTTCCTGCTACGTTTGCACAGTCTGGCTCTTTCTCTGAAGATGGACTTATTACTCTTGTAGAGCATGTGGAAGCTGCAACTGGTGAAGATGCTGTGATCACTGGTACTAAAGCGGCTCTTAGAAAAGTGACTCAGGCTACTGTTTCTGATTCTGCAAAAGAAGATATTTACGGCATGGGTTACTATGGTAAATTTAACGGTACTCCTATGGTTGCTATGAAGCAGGTTCATACGACTGGTACATATAATTTTGCTCTTACAGATAATGATATTTATGTTCTTGCTGGTAATAGTAAACCTATTAAGTTTGTTACAGAAGGTGATTCTCTGATTATTCCGGGTAATGCTGTAAATAACCAGATGCTTGAACAGGAATTCCTTTACACTGATCGTTATGGTGTAGGTGTTGTAATCAATTCTATGTTTGGTATTTTTCGCATTTCCTAAAATATTTTGTAATTGTATAGAGGGTAGGAAACTGCCCTCTTATATTTTATAAAAAGGATTGAAAGGATTTTAATATATGGAAACAAATACAACAAAGAAAAAGGCAGGTAGACCTTCTACTAAAAAAACTGCTGAAAAAGAAGAAACAAAAGTAGAGAACAAGCAAACAGATAATAAACCTGTAAATACTAAGAAGAAAATTCCCCTTGACACCAATATTTCATGTAAAAGTGCTGTTCGTGGAACGCTTACATATCTTAGTAAACGCATGGCTGGTTATCAAGTTGTTTGGAATGATTTTGGAGACGAAGAATTTCTTGATTTGCAGGAACTTATTTCTATGAGGAATACCGATCTTAGATTTTTCAAGGATAATTGGATTATTATTGATGATTCAGAAGGATATACTGCACAGGAAATTATGGATTACATTAAAGTTAGTCAGTATTACAACAAAGATGTTAATATTGATAATTTTGATAGTCTATTTAATGAAAAGCCAGACAAAATCAAAGAAACTGTATCTAAAATGTCAAGTGGTTTGAAAGAAACAGTGGCAATTCGTGCAAAACAACTTTATAATTCTGGAAATTTATATGATTTGCGTTGCATTAAGGCACTTGAGGAATCTTTGGGAGTTGAATTGGAAGTAAGGAGTTGATTTAATGGCAACTCTATATTCTGATATTTATAATTCATTTTTGAATCGTATTACAGACTATGATTTACCTGCATTTTCAGAAGAAAATAGAGAAAGTATTTTACATGGATTTATGATTAATGCTTGTTCCAAATTCAAAAGAATTTGTAAAAATGTAAGCAAAATTGATTTAAGCGATAGAGATGAAACGAATAAGCAATTTAATTCTACTTTAACAGATGAACAAATTGATATTATTACTACTGGAATGATTGTAGAATGGGTAAAACCTAAATATTATTTTGATGAAAATATGAGAAATATATTAAATACAAAAGATTATAATATGGCAGCTTCGCCTGTTAATGTATTGGGTGGAGTACGTAATACATATTTACAAGTTAAAAAAGAATTTGAGTCTATGATGAATAAATATTCTTTTACAGATGAGGATACAGTATGATTGATGTAAAATACGGTCAAATTCCTAACGAATTATTTAATAACTATCTGAAATATTTAATTAATAAGATGTTTAAAGTTTTACCTATGAAAGAAAATGAGGTAAAAAGTCTTAATGAATATTTAAGAAGTTTGCAGATAGAATTAATTGGAAGTACAGAGTTAATTGGCGTATTAAAAAATGATCCACAATTTCTATCATTAATGAATACAATTCAATTTTTCATTGACAATGAATATGACAATAAAACTTGTAAAAGAGAAGTCTTTAAGTGTATTCATATTCTTGAAGATTTACAAAAGAAATATTTTAGTTGAAATGAGGTGAATTAATGGGTATAAATTGGGACTTGTATAATACAAGATTAAACTTACATGGCAATACACAAAGAGATAGAATTATCAATGAATTTCAAACCACGAAAGAAAATAAAGCAATATCAAATCCATCTTACAAAACTGTGACTATTGAAGGAGTTTCAAAACAGGTACTCATTAATTCAAAAACTGAGAAAACAAAGTTTTCAATGTCACCTGTAAATCACACAGATGTAGTTATATTAGGCGATAAAGTTGTTTGGGAAAATACGACTTTTTTAGTTACAGAATTAAGTACTGATAATGATGTGTTCGTAGATTCAACTATTCAACAATGTAACTACACCCTGCCATTTCAATTAGGTACATCAACAATTATTCAAGAGCCATGTATTATTTCAGACTCACAAACTACGATTGGCGAAGACCAAAATAATGTAATGACGGTTCCTGATGCTTTTAGACATATATTGATTCAGTATAATGCTAATACATCTAAACTTGTAAGAGGTAAGCGTATTTTTATTGACAGAGTTTGTGATAATCCATCTGTTTATACGATTACTAAGGTTGATAGAATTGTTCACATGGACGGAGATAATGGGCTATTGTATTTGACTTGTAATGAAAATCAGACAACGGATAAAGATAGAAAAGATTTGCTTATAGCTGATTATATTCCTTCGTCTACTCCTACCCCATCCCCCACTCCAACATCATCTGGAAGTTGTACTATTACAATGAATAATGGAACTGCTTATACGACTGTACAAAATATTAGAATTGGTGGAACAGGTAATTATTTTAATGCGTTGTTTAAGGATACAAATGGAAATGTATTGACAAATCTAACTCCAACATGGACATTAACAGATTTGAATGGGATAACAAATTCTGATATTATTATGTCTACTGTAGATGGATATCCATTAAGGATAAAAGTCAAGATTGCTTATAAAACTACGTTAATTGGAAGTTCGTTTAAGATACATCTAATTGATAGTGGCAATACGTTAAGTAGTTATGATGTAAGTTGTAAGGTGGTGAGTCTGTGAATTATTGTTTACCTGATATGAATGTAAGAGCAAAATATAAAATGGATGTTGAAGAAGTACTAATAAATGATCAGAATATTGTAAATCTTCTTTTGCCAAATCCTAATCCTAATATTGATATTACAGAACAGTTGTTAGGTTATATGGATGACGGTAACATTTGGCACGATGGAGTTATATTCCCATATTTATATGTCCCACCTGATGCGACAGCAGACTCAGTTGCTTCTACTTATATTTGTTTAGAATCGGTGATAAGACCTAAAACTGACAAAATACAGGGTATGTATCTATACTTTACGTTATTTACTCATAAGTCTTTGATGAGATATACATTGGATCAATATTATGGTGATAGAATAGATATTCTTTTATCATTGGTAAATAATTTGCTTGTTGTACCAAATAAATTTGGTATTGGTTCATTTATACCTGAAGAGCCTAAACCTTATTATCCAGCAAAAGATTATTATGGACTAGCGATTAGATATGTAGTACCTGATTTCAAGGTGAAGAAGTTGTGAAATTAGATTACTTGACTTTGTTAGGTTCTGAACCTGTTTACATAAAAGATATTGGAAGTGTTAAGTCACCTACATTAAGAGATGTTAGAAAATTAGGTTTTGAAAACTATAATATGTATATGGCTATTTTAAATTTTGATAAAAAACAATTTATTAAAGTGTTTAATCTTAAAGATCAAACCATTATTGATAAAGAGTATTTCGATATTGTTTTTGATAGTCAAGAATTTAGAGAAATGTTTTATAACATTTTCTCTTTTTTTATGTGTGAAAAAGTTTATGTTGATATAGCAGACAAATGTTATGTGTTGTATGTAGAAAATCCAAAACCTAAAAATAAAAATGATAAACAATTTATTGCTGGAATTATTAGAAAAGATAATTTTGAAATAGTTAAAGATATTATTTTGCAATTTAATTATTGTAATAATGATGAAATTAGGTCAACAAAACCTGTGGGAAAGCATACAGCAGAATTACTTGAAAAAAGCAAGAAATATAAAGAAAAATTTGCAGAACAAAACAAAGAAGCAGATAAAGATATCTCACTTCCAAATATCATTTCTAAAATAGCTACATATAGCAATTCAATTAATTTTTTGAATATATGGGATTTAACTATATTTCAAATATTTGATATGTTTGCAACTTTAAGCAATAAACAAATAACTGATATGTGTAATATGTCTTATTCAGTTTGGGGTGGGAATCATGATATTCCAAAATGGTATAAGAGTACATATAAAAATATTTAAACGAGAAAGGATGATTATATAATGGCAGATGCTACTATGAGTGCAATTCAGCAGATGGCTAATCGTGAAGTATTTAATAACACATTTCGCAATGCTTCTGATGGTTCTATTTTTGATTATATTGATTATGCAAATACAGGTGATGTAGATTACAAGACTACAACTGTGTATGCTACCGGAGGTCAAGGCGGCGGTCGTAAGGTAGGTTTTACTGGCTCTCCACAGGCAACAATGAAGTTTACTACACAGCTTGTAACTCCTAAACTTATTTCAATGCTTGCTGGTTCTGAAATTATTACAGGCAAGAATGTATTCCGTCATAAGGTAATTACTTCTGTAACTGCCGAAACAACAACTACTATTACGTTTCCTACCACAGAAACTCCTGCGGTTGGTACTCTTTCTGTATATCCTAAAGGTGTAGAGCTGATCGACACTAATAAAACTGCTGGTACACTTTCGGCAGGTGTATTTACATTTACCACAAAAGCAACTACAGATGGAGAATACGAATGTTTTTATCAGACTGCTATTACTGGTTCTCAGACTGTTACGTTTAAGTCCGATAAATTCCCGAAAGATTTTATTTGGGATGGAGAAACCATTTGGAAAGGCGAAGATGGTACTACAAGAACTGAAATTTTCCATGCTTATAAGGTAACTCCTCAGCAGAACTTTACAATGAGTTATCAAAATACAGGTGATCCGGGAAAATTCGAGATCGTGTTTGATTTGTTTGCCGACAAAGATAATAATATCTTTGATAAGACATTTTTACCTGAAGAATAATATTAAAGTCTAGAAACCAAACCGATTTATAAATTGATGGGATGGTGATGTAGCTTATCACTATTTCACTATCCCATATTTTTTACGTTTAAGAAGATGATTATATAAAGTTACTTTCTGTAGATCAGGCAAGTGTTAAGACTGGATATGCAATATATCAAGATGCAAATTTAATTACATACGATATTATTGATTTGTCTAAACAAAAAAATTTAGATTTAAGATTCAAAACAATGTGTGAAAAACTAAATGAATTGATTATCAATAGTAAACCTGATTATGTAGTATTAGAAGACGTTGCGCTTCAGAGTAGTCCACTGACATTAACAATATTGGCAAGAATTCAAGGAGCGATAATTCAGTCATTACTAATATGCAATATACCGTACAGTATTTACAAACCGTCAAGTTGGCGTAAGATGCTGTGCTTCAATCAGGGTAGAGGAATAGCAAGAAAAGAACTAAAAAAACAAGCTATTCAATATGTAAAGAACAAATTTAATATTGATGTAAGAGAAGATATTTGTGAAGCAATTTGTATAGGTCAAGCATACATAAAATCTAATAATATTAAAGGAGAAATCTAATTAATGAGTAATAAAGTATCTATTGCAAAGATTAAGGCGGCTGTCAAGGCAAGTAAACAGGATACAATAAAATTTACATTTGGTGTAGTTCCTAATACTATTGATGTCGAATTTAAACCAATGCTCTCACTCGCAGAAGAGTCTGTTTTTATAGAGCGTGTTAGCAGTAATGTTTTTGATATAGATGGTAATTATAGACCAGAATATAAGCCTTTTGTTTTCTGTTCAACGATGATGCAGATGATGTCAAATCTCACTATTCCAAAAGTTAAAGTTGAAGATAAGGAAATTGTTGATTTTGAAGAATTTAAGAGATGGGATCGTTATTTTAGTTTTGTTGAAACAATTTATAGTGCAAGTGTGAACGATAAGGATCAGTATAAATTTGCTGGATATATAGAACATCTTGAAGGCATGGTAAATGACAAAATCAATTATATTAAAGAACAGAACTTTAATAAATCAAAACTTGATGAATTGTTT